AATGGGCCATTGTCAAGAGATTTCTTAGTTTCAGCAAGTTCACCACTAAGAACAGAAACAGTAGTAGACACGTTAATCAACCAGATTAACTTAGAAATATGATCTTCTTTTGGTCTATCACCAATTACATTGATACCCGCAGTAGCATCTCCAGCCATAAATGCTGTGAAATTATTTAACAATTCGACAGCAGATTTTTCTTTCGATTTGCCAAGCATACTTAACAAAGAGTTTGTAATCTTTGTTAATTCAGTAAGTGTATCAGATGTATTTTGTGATGCTTCACTATCACTAATAAGTGAATAATCTTCTTTTTTAAACCACTTAAAGAAAAGATCATCGATGCGCTTAGCTAACGTATCAGTGTCTTTTAGTTTAAAATAATCTACTTGTTGCTGTTCAGTATTTTCTGTTGTTTCTGCCATATTATACGCCTATTAAAGTATAATTTATTTATGATCGCTTGCAACCATTTTAATCGCGAGCGATCATAAACGCGTATTAAAATAGTGTATTCAAGTTGTTAAAAACTTGTTTAATCGGCAATACTTCGATTGCACCATCAGGATGCTGAATTTCAATCGGTTCATCACCATGAAGACATGCGTATTCTTGGTTGAAATAAACGATACCGTTATCTTTAATCATTCTTTCACGCCATTCATCGTCACGTCCTTCAATTTCATTCCACTGAACTTTACAAGGAATGAAAGAGTTTTGTCCATTAACAGCTTTCACCCAAATGTCGTAGAAGTGATTCATGCCTTTTGGTGTACTGATAAGAATCAACTTAGAATCTGTACGAGATGCCTGGGTTGGGAAAACTGACATCATAAAGTCTTCAGCAATGTTAGGGTCTAGGTGCGCAAATTCGTCCACGAGCATGTAGTCAACAGTTTTACCACGAATAGAAGATGATGAAGATGCAGCTGCAAAGATTTTAGTACCATTGTCCATACCGATACAACCTTTAGACCAGCCGCCAACGTCTTTGTTGATACCTTGCTGCAACCAAAGTGGAAGTTTGACGTATGCATCTTTGATACGTGCCATAATTTCCAAAGCTTGCTGTTCCTTGTTAGCCAAAACTGCAATAGTCTTATCTTGTTTGAATAGTGCAAGCCATGTTAAGTAAAGGGTAGCAATAGTAGTTTTACCTGACTGACGACCGTTGCATAATAATTCTGTTGTTCTTCTTTGGAACGTTCGCAATTAAAGTTGCAACGATCTTTTCCTGATAAGGTCTTAGAACAATCGGTCTAGAACCACCGTCAGCATTAATGTAAAAATAATGAGCAAAGTGAAAGATGTCCTGAGAGCATTTTAGCCATTCTTGCATCTGTTCTTCAGTCATTTCAACTACTTCGCCTGTACCGCGAAGATTAGGATTGCCATGAAACATATAATAACCTCATATCAAATTTATATCATATTTATAAATAAAATATGAAAAGTTATAAAGAATTACTACTCGAAATGCTCAAGCCACTTACTGGCGATCAAATGTTGAAGAAAATTCAACGTAGATACCCTGATTCATTCCTTCAAGACAGTCGTTTCAACGATACAGCAAATACAATTGTTATTCGCTGTGCTGATGATGATCTTGCTCGTAAAGAATTCTTCGGAGATGATGAAGAAGAGAATGAACGTAACAAAGAAAGACTGAACAAGTTGCTAAGTCCGTATCACTGGTACGTAACACAGACCAATAATGTTCGTCAAGCAATTCTTATTCAACAACGTGATGTAAATGATATTGCAAATATCAGAACATACGATCCTGCTGATTATCTAAATGATAAGGACAGTGTTGAACTTATCCCTAATTTCTCAGATATTAAGCAGTATGGTTTCATTCACGTATCTCCAGTAGCTCCTTCAACATTACTTCGTACTGGTATTAGAGCAAAGAGTAGTGGTACTTTCGATAAACACGATGAAAAGAGAATTTATTTGTTCTCTTTAGCACCTCAGTATATTACAGATAGACCCGACTATCATGAATTGCTATCAAATTCTGGTAGCGGCGGTCAGGGTCTGAAAGCATTGTCAGACATTATGTCAGATGAAGGTACAATGCTTAACGTATTGATTTGTCAGTTTGTTGAAGCTCGTAATGAGTATTTCAGAGATGACGAAGATAAAATCAAGTACGTTTACTTCATTAAGAATTTGCAAAAACCTGCAAAATTATACAAAGACAATGCATGGACAGATCTTTTCACTCTAGATGCTATGTACACTAAAGATTACAATATCTTGCCAGGTGATATTACGTATCTTGGTACTATCGATCAGTTGGAAAGTTTAACAAAACGTGAATTGAATAATACGAACGTTCCATCTAGCAGAAGAGATACAGCAGTCGGTGAAATCGATACTCCAGATTCTACTGATGAAGATGATCTTGAAGCAATGCGTCACTTATACTATGCAAATATTCATGCAAGACGCGTAGTCAACTTGGCAGTAAATCTACTCGGTGAACAATACGGTGTTAACACTACACCAGAAGAAGTTTGCAATAGTGCTTCTAAGATTGTAAAGTATTTGTATGTATCTATTGCAAGAATAGAAGAAAAACTTGATACAATACAATCAGCAGACGAGTTAACAGAAAAAGAAAAACGCTTATTTGTACGTAGATTATACGCTACTGTCGCTGATCCTATTGTCGCCGCAGTACTCAAAGACAAGAATTACGGTAAAACACAAACTCAGAGATAACACAAAAATTCATCTGTGATGTTTGTAAAGTAATTCTGTAAATCTGAATACGTAAACTTATCGGTTTTCTTCAGATATACAATAACATCATTTATATCTTTAACGGATTTTGGATTTATACCAAAGTCCGTTAAAAATTTATTCCAGATGAACACATTTTTATGCTCTCTGACCAATTTTCCTGCTTTTTTATTGCCTGCTTCATCATTATCCAAAATGTAAAACACTTGGTCAAACTGAGCAATTTCAGCATCAATCTTACTACTTGAACCAGCACCACAAGTTGCTACTGCATTCTCAAGAAATAGAGAATCAATTGGACCTTCTAACACAAATACAGGCTTTGATGGGTCAATGAAATCTTTATTATAAAGTTGTGTTTCAGCAATTCTATTCATATACTTCGGTTCAACACCGATAAGAGATCTTGCCTGAAAATACGAAACTTTACCTGCTTTAGTGTAAAACGGAATGATTACTCGATCATGATACTTACCTTCATGTGCAATAAACCACTTTTCATACACTTCTTTCGGAATCATTCTACTTTTGCAATAATCAATTGCTTTCTGAGAAAGAACTGAACCATCGTTGATGCGCTTGAAATACTTCGTAGCATTATTGTCCATCATCTTCTTTTGTTCAATTTCTTTCTTCTGAATTTCTTGCTGTTTCTTATACTGTTCAGCAAACTGTTCTTGCATCTTAAGAATGTCAGATGCAGATTTAGTTTCTTTGTTCGAAATGTCGTCAAGATACGCAGAATACAAAGCTGGATTTACTTCTTTTAACCATTTTGCTGCGTGAATTGCAGTATGACACGGACAAGATGCTCTCCAGCAAATATAACACAGACGACCAGTATTTGCATAGAAGATCGTACCTTTCATCTTTTTAGAACCGCAAAATACACATTCAGTACTAATTGAATTTAATGCAATCTTCTTGTGTTGAAGCTGTAATGCTGCTTGCTTACAGTATTCCATCAAAATTTGTGATTTAGTTAGTTCGTCGAGTTTTGTCATCTTGTTTCAAATATAATAAAACCGGTGGCTTGTGTAAACCACCGGTTTGAAATTTCGTTATGTCAGAGACTATTAAGCTTCTTCGCCTTCACCCTTTTCGAGATTGTCGAAGAAATCATCTTCAGCTTGGGCCTTTGCAACCTTAGCCTTAGTTGGCTTTACAGTCTTTGTTGCATTTGCTGCAGCTTCTGCGAAGACATCAACTTCTGGTGCTGCTGTCTGAACAGTTTCCTGTGCTGCATTTGTAATGCTTTCAGTTACACTCGCAACTGCTTCCGTTGTACCAGGAATTTCGTCTGGCAATGGAAGAACTGCTTCAGGAGTACCATCGAACTTTTCGAACAAACGATAACCAACCTTCTTAGCGAAGCGCTTTCTGATTTCGTCAGAATTCCAAACCTGATCGAGTTTCTTATCGTATTCGTCAAGTGTGTAAATCTTAGCTTCAATAGTATCGATTTCTGCTTCAGTAAGTTCACGACCGGTCTTATCCGAAATTGGACGACGCTTACCGAACTTAGACTTGTCAAGCTTTGGTCCCATAGCACCCTGAACACCGTTATAGATGAAGTTTGCACCATTCTTCCAGTCGAATGGGTTGTAGCCTTCGACCTTTCCTTCTTCAGGATCATCATAACCCTGCATTGCGTTACGAATCATATCCATGATCTGAATACCGAATTCGAAACGATATACATTGCCTTCAGTTTCAGGTGCATTATCGTTCTTTACGATATACACGTTCGAAATGAAACGACGCTTTGGATTTGGCAAACGGAGTGGTTTTGCTTCTTCTTTGGTGTACTTGCCGCATGTGTACAACTTATGGTTGTGGTCACAAATTGGGCAGGAAATTCCAAACTTTTCAAGACATGTACAACCGAAGAATTTACCCGGTTCGTATTCATACATGTGAGTACGATTTTCAATAAAAGGCTTGAATTCATTTGGGTGAGAAGGAAGGAAACGCATGATAACTTCTGCTTTTCCATTCTTAAAGAGCGGCTTGAAAGTATTTTCAACCGTATAAGATTGCTTTTTCGTGTTATCACGAACTTCTGCTGTGTTTTGAACTGCTGTAAAATATGAACTGAAATCACGTTGAATTGGCATAGTCTTTACCTCTAATGTTTGTTTTAATTATTGCCTATAATTCGGAACAGTAAGCTTGCACAACCGGTGCTATAATTTTTGTTCCATAGTTATTTATAAAGAAAATATAATCAAATTTTATTTTTTTAAAAGTTGCGATAAATCGAATTTCGAAAGATACTCTGCAGCTTTGTTAACACGATACACTGTCATGTTCATCTTACTAAAATCAAACTGAACATTCTTTACTTTCGTGATATATGCGTACGTTATAAGATTTATCTTACCTTCAATGAGCATATCGTAAAGAATATTCGTCTGATCACTTCGTAATTCGACTATCGACTTTGCTTTTCGTGTAAATTTAGCGAGTGCAGTATTGTTTGCTTCAGATTCTTTGCACAAACGTTCTACTTGCTCTATGAATGCACTTGGCGAATAATCAGTTGCGTTCTCATTGAAATGTTGAATCGTATTGAACTTCGACTCTTTTGGAAACTGTCCAGTCTTGATAAATTCACCAAGATAATACGCATCAAAAACGTGCAATGAAAGAACACTCGAACTAATATTACTTGCTAAATCAGCATATGAACTAACAACGAATCTTTGCAATCGTTCTCTAAACGGAATACTATCGAAAATTCCTTTTGAAATCGTCGACAGTCTCGTTAAGTCAAGACTCTTCTTAGTTTTATAACTGAATAAGTGTTTTAGTCCTGCTGCATGTGCATAAAGTTGTGAAGCTGTAATCTGCATTATCGAATAAATTTGTTAATTGCGCTTGTAGAATTGATAGAGTACATATTATGTTTTTGCGCTAATTCTGACGAAAGAAGCCCAATAACATTTGGCTGTAAATACTTCATCAATTCTGTTTCATCAATAAAATCTGTTGTTAAGTTAATGATCGCATCTATGATGTTTGTAGTCTTTGACCTGTGCATCTGCATAAGCATTGTGTTGAATTTGAGCATTGCAGTAACGTCACCGTTAAGAATGTCATTCAGCATTTTTGGCAGTCTAGTTTCTTCTACGATGTCATCAGCGTCAAAACCATATTTTTTCGCATCATTGTAGAACTGCTGCTTATCATGCTTGAGAAGTGAATTATATTCAGTATCGTCTGTGTACAATCCGATTTAAAAATTCTGTGTCCATATCGTCTCCTAAATGATGATGTTAGCAGCTCTATGAGCACTTGTTTCAGCTGCATTTAACATAATGTCTTGGAATGAAGCTGCTGGAGTAGTCGGATCGTAATCTTCAACGTCCATAATTCTCTGTTTATCGATACTTACTCTAATCGTTCTGTGTTCACCCTTGTTATTACCGAAACGTGTCTTAGAAATTTCAACATCGTAATATCCGTTGTCGAGTAATTCCTTCGACTGTGTAATTGCAAGAATAGCATCAGCCTTCATAGTCTGACCGAAAGAATCAGCTGCATCATTCAAACCAATGTGAGCGGAATCAAATCCACCACGGTTAACCTGTGCACCAGAAACAATTGGGAATCCTTCGACCATGCTAATTGCACGTACTTGAGATGCAATTGTTAACAATCTTGTGTTCGAATTCATATTCGGATTTTCTCTTCCATTCGGAATCATACATCCGATATAATCGACGAATACGATATCTGGTGTAAAACCTTTACGTTCTTTTAATTCCTTGATGAATGCATGAATTGCTAAAGCATTCGTTGCCATTTCTGGAAATTCTTTAATGTACAAATTCGTCTTAATCGAACTTCTGTACTTGTTCCAGCACTTCTGATAATCTTGCAACGACATTGCCTTCAAATCATCTCTTGATAAGTCAAACAAGTTCTGAGTAATTCTCTGACCGATTTTATTTTCTGAATCTTCGAATGTAATATAAAGAACGTTGTAACCTGCTTGCAACATATTCTTTGCAAGTGCACACATCCACAAAGTCTTACCAATGTTCGTTGGAGAAAGAAGAAGTGTCAATGACTTTTCGTGGAATCCGCCCTTCAGCAATTCATCAAGTGCTTTTAGACCAGTTCCAACAACCTTTTCGTTCTTAATGACTTCCTGATAAATTCTTTCAGGTTCGTCCATGTAAGAGAAACCGATTGAATCGTCAAATGTGTATGCTTCAGCATCTGTTACAATTTCAGAGAATGAACAAGATTGCTTTGACGCATCTGGTGTCTTACAATACTTGATAATTTCCGCAGCAGCTTCCCAAAGTTTCTTCTGCTTTACAAACTTTTCAATTTCTCCGAACTAGATATTCAGAACTGACTTCTTCGTCAGGAATAGCAATACACTTGTCAAATACTTCAAGTTCTTCCGCGTCTCTGATCATTCTTCTCATATCAGTGACAGTCGGCATTGTTTCATATTGTGCGTTAAATTCTATAATTTTGCTTACAATTTTACTTGCGTTAATATCGTTATTGAACCATTTTTCATCTAGAAGTGGTACAACCTTTCTACGTACTACTTCATTACAAAATAACGACTTAATGATTATGTGTTCAAAATCTACATCTACCATTTGTTTACTCCGTATGTTAAAAGTATAATAAAAAAGACCAACTAAAAATGTTGGTCTTTATGAATTTTAGATGTAGAAATTACTACTCTTCGTCGTCATCCAAACCAATTCCGTCAATTGCCTTATCAGCATCTTCCTTGGTCGTGAGAGAAGTTTCATCAGGAATTTCAAGTCTTCCTTCCATCATTGCAAGAACATCTTGTGTCGCAGAAATAAGTTCTTGATCTTCAAATGCGAATT